TGAACACACTGCGGGCCACGCGGCCCTTCCACGCATCCTCCTGTTCCCGTGGTTGGCGAGGCAGATACCTGATCGCGTTGTCCCGCAGGTATTGGGTGCCCTCCACGCATGCGCGAATAGGTGCCCACCATTGGCTCATCTGCCAATACAGCGGATCAACCGAACTGGGGTCATCAACGCTCTGAGTGCTGATGCCACCCGATACCCCGAACTGTGTGGGGTTACCAGCCCAGCCCTGTGCCTGGTTGGCAGTCCAGATCTCATTCGCCATCAGACTTCACCAGCTTCGGGCGAGAGCGCTTCAGTTCAGGTTGAGCATCAGGCTGTTGAACCTCAACCTGCTCGGGTTCGGGTTCACCTGGATAGCTCCCGCCTTCACTGACCGGCCAGACAGCCATTGCCCTATTCCTGCGTAGCAACAGTCTACGAGGGCTGGCAGAGACGCCTAATCGTCAGAGGCCGAGTCCTGGGCCTGCCAGAACAGCTCCTCTCTGGCGATCTGAAGGCTCTCGAATCGAGCCTGTTCCTGCTCGGCTCTGATGTCGGCCTTCGATCGGAATTGCCCCCACTGATCGCGGGGGCGCTGCTGCCGTGGTGGCTTCCAGGTCACTTGCGTCCGCGCTTCCTGATCATCGCGCTCAGGCTGCGCTTCGCTCCTGCCGCAGCCCGATTATCGGCGGCGGTGCGATATGGCGAACTCTTACGCGCCATACCGCTGAGCGCTTTGTATTTAGCCTTGGCCGCACTCACGGGAGCCTTGCTGATCTTCGTGGTCGGCTTACCGCTGCCGCCAGCCTTGGACTTGGCTCGTGCTTCCGCCTTAATGGCGCCTTTCGTCGCTGTCTTCTGGCCGCCACTTAATTTGCCGCCCTTGCCAACAGTGAAGGCTGCACCTTTGCCACGGAACTCGCTGCTGCCGCGAAGACCGCCTGCACGCTGCAGAGCGCCGCTCTGACCGCTAAAGCCCTTGGCCTTGACGCGAGAACCGATGGCAGATGTGCCCTTGGATTTCAGCTCCGCTGCTCGGGCAGAGTTCTTCGCCCTGGTCGAGGTGCCGCTACCACTCTTCGCTCCACCGCCACCGCCAGTGCTCGCAAAGCGCCCGTTTGAATCGCGCTTATAGCTGCGGGCCTTGCCGCCGCCACCGCCACGTCCCTTCGATCCACCCTTCTTGGACTTGGCCATGGCTACCGCTATTGAGGCATATGGCCAGTCTACAAGTGGTGATCAGTACACCCTGGGCGGCATTGATACGAGGCCGCTGCGTCTGTTGTGCCCCCTGGTCTGCCAGGCAGTGATCCCAGCCAGTTGCCAGATGGCGTATCCGAGGGCATCCATCTGACCGGACAGGTCATCAGGGCCACCATCGCCCTTCTCCGGCTGTTGGGTGTCCTGGTCGTAGGGCTGTTGCTCCAGGCCCTTCAGCATGCCCTTACAGCTGGGGTGGACGAACAACCGCCGCTCACCCTTGGCATTCAGGATCAGGCTGTTCAGTGCCAGCACCCGATCGCGGATGAACGGGTTGCTGCCCTGCACCTGCATGCGGATGCCCGCCTGTTTCAGCAGGCCGAAATCTGAAATGCCGGCATTCTTCGTGCTGCGGCTCTGGCTGCTGGCGTCAGGGCAGACGATCAGCTGGCCGTGATCAACCCATGGCTGGTAGTGCTGCCTGATGCACTCGATCACAGCCGGCGTGTCCCTGGCGATGTGTTCGGCGATGACGTGAACACCATCGCTCTGTTGTACGCAGACGGCCAGCCAGCAGCGATCCACGTTCAGGTCCAACCCGAGGAACAGGGTGTCGCGTTCAGAGGGCTCGCTGATGGTGGAGGCGTTCAGGTCACGGCTGAACTCTGGATACACCCTGGACTGAGTGAGCAGTGTGAACTCACCATTCAGGTACGCCTCGAGGAGGTTGGGCGGGTAGTTCTCCCGCATGCCGTCGATGAAGTCAGCAGGGAGGTATGGGTTGTCTGTGCTCTTAGCCCTGTAGATGGCACGATCTGCCTTGTCACCCTCTTCAACGAACAGGGAATACATCAGGCCGAAACCCTCAGGTGTGGAGAACATGCCCAGCTGTCTGCGGTTGCCCGCACGAAGACGGCCCAGGAACTTCTCGACTGCCCGCCTGGCGATCTCAGTTTTTGAAGTGTCGATCTCCTCGGCACCGATGAAGCTGGCGTTAATGCCGATGATGCGCTGCCAATTTTCCATGCTGCGGCAGAGCACCACGACCGGCCCCAGGGGGAGCATGACTTTGAACTCAGGTAATGGGCTGGCCCTGTACTCGAAGGGGATGCCCAGCTCAGTCCAGTAATCCTCAAGGCTGCGGATAACCACGTCGCGCACCAGGGGGCCTGTTGGCGCGAAGAGGATGCCAGTGGTGTTGGGGTTATCGAGGGCGAGGCATGTAGTCCAGGCACACATGGTTCTGGTCTTGCCGGCCCCGTATCCGGCGCAGAAGGCGATGATCCGGTGGGTGTCGTCCTGGCAGATGGGGCGCTGATAGGGGAGGAGGCCAGCCAGGACTCGCTGCCTGATCTCTTCAGCTTCGTCGATGCTGCCGGTGGTGGTCTGAATGAGTTGAACGGGTGGTTCGAGGAGGGAACCACCAGGGCAGCGGTCGAGGAGGGTCACACTTCAATGCCAATCAGCTTGGCCTGCATCCCAAGGGCGTTGACGGCCACTTGCATCTGGCCGCGTCGTGCTGCCTGCTGCTCGTAGTTGCGAAGGCGGCCCAGTGCTTCAGCTAGCCAGGCAGGTCGCTGCATTTCAGCGTCTGCGAGGAGGAGTTCACGAGCGCGGGCAATGTACTCATCAGCCATGCGCTGAGAGACGCCCCATTCGGTTGCGGCAAACAGCAAGATCTGCTGACGGGACCAGGCTTCAGAGAGGAGCTTGTATACGGCATCCACTCTGAATTTGGTTTCAGTAGCGGTGCTTCGGCCCACGATTGCAGTATTTGATCCGCCTACAGGCTAGTGGTGTCGTGAGAGATGACGGTGAGGAGGAGGCCAGGTGCTTCGTCGTTGGTGGTGAAGCGCTTGGCGGCGTTGATACCAACGATCTGCTGATCGCCAAGTATGAGGCCGGCTTGTTCGAGGGAGTCACCCACGGCTCTCAGGGTTTTATCTAGGTCGGGCTTGGTGGTTTTCCAGTCGGGTGCGGAGGGTGTGAGCTGCCCGCGATTGCGTCCTGTGCCGTAGTGATTGGCAGGCCTGGGGAAGCGGAAGGTGGCGGTGATGGAGATGGGAGCGGTGGGTTGCCAGCCTTTGGGTTTAGCGGCTTGAACCTGGACAATGATCATGTGCCGCCAGGCCTTGAGTGTGACTTCGTTGGGGTAGCGAAGGCCACGGCCATGGCCGTTGGAGACGAGGGAGCCCTGTGAGGCGGGGATACCGATCACGTCGATTGTGAAGGCACTCATGCGTCCTTAGCGGGCTTGATGGTCCAGGAGCTGCTGGTTTTCTTGGTGGCGATGCCGTCGAGGACTTCGAGTTCCTGGAGCTGCTTGACAGCCGGCGAATAGGCGTAGGTGGTGCGAGTGGTGAGGGTGGCGGAGCCGAAGGTGGTGGAGAGCTTGTCTGGGATGTTGCCGGCTTCTAGGTGCTGAGAGAGCTGGGCTTTGTAGTCGTCGATGAAGGATTGGGTGGTCTTGATGAAGGCTTGAGCCTCGGTGATGAGACGGACGAGATCTTCTGGTGGCGTGAGGGGGCTAGGGGCGGCGGTCATGGCGTGCGGGGTCGAGGGCTAAGCAGCGGGACAAGTGATGGACGCAGTTGGCGTGGACGAAGGGGTCGCTGAGGTAATCAACCCAGAGATCAGTGGGCGGGTAGTAGGTGGTCTCGATGCCGTCGTCCTCTGAGAGGCCGCTGTGTGGCCCTGCAGCAGCGTCCTGAGCCTCTTCAGGTGTCATGGGCCTAGGGGCCTGTCCAGAGGGCCTGTGTAGAGCCCTGCGCAGGGCTATGGCCAACAGGTGCAGGGCGATGAGCGTTGTTGCGGCCGTGTTCGATAGCAGCGAAAGCAAGCGCGAGGCCAAGGAGGAAGCCAAAGGTGTTGGCCTTGTGGGGTAGGCGAAGCATGGGGATGGGGCCATGGGAGGGCGGAGACGGGCCAACAGTGCCAGAGGGTCAACCCCTAGGCAAGGGTATGGCTTGAGGGCGTAGCAATCAGAAATCAGGCTGGAGCAGCTGGTAGGCGTCCCAGCAGTCAACCCAAGCCCCGAGGCACTCATCAGGCTCGTTGGCGATCAGGTTGACGGCACCGGGGCCAGCCACGAAGGTCACGCACTTGTCGATCGTGAGCTGCGGGTGGTGGTCGATAGCCATGGCCAGGTATGCACCCAGCTGTTCCTTGGCCGGCTTGCGGCTCTTGGCTGCAGGAGCGCTGCCCACGGTCTTCAGGTCACCGAGCACCAGGGACCCGCGTGCGGTGCGCAGCAGGAAGTCGAAGCTGCCGGCCAGGCTCTTGCGCTCATCGCACAGGCGGTATTCGACCGCGAGCACCTCAGCACCTTGCCAGAGGGGATGGGCCAGGGTTGGCGTGATCCAGTCGGCGTAATCACCAGGGTCGGGCTGCTCTTCGCCCAGCAGGTGCGCCTCTAGGGCGGCGTGAACAGCCAGGCCACGAGGCAGCCAGGTGTCCTTGGTGGCGTCGATGCGTTCACGGGTCTTAGCGGGCATGTCGTGGCCCACCACGCCGGTCACGCTCCGGGCCAGCCACTGGTCAAAAAGCCGGTATCGGTGAATGTCCTCGTAGAAGACGAGGCCAGAAATCGGGGGCAGCATCAGAACGCAAACTCCTCTGCCGGTGCTGGCAGCTCAGGGGTTAGGGGTAGCTCGAGAGGCTCGGCAGGGGTCGCGCC